CCTCTTTCAGCTACCGCTGAAGAGATCCTTGCGGAGCTGGGTAAGTTGCAGGCGCAAATTAAAGAAAAAACCGGCGTTAATGTAGCGGCAAATGATCAGCATTTATTTGATGCTGTTGATGCAATTGATGCGCTGAAAGTAGCGGCAAATGCCCAGACAAGCACAGCCCCAGATCCAAGCCAGTATGTACCTATGGCTGTACATAAGGAAGCCCTGGCAAAAGCTGCAACTGTCGTTTCCGATTCACAAAGCAAAGAAATTGACGGCCTGATCCTGGCCGCGTGTTCAGATGGCCGCCTGACGGGTGAAAGTACAATTAACTGGCTCAAAGATGAAGCCAATAAAAACCCGGATTTTGTGAAAGGTTATCTGGCTGATTTACCAAAAATTGCGGCACTCACGCAACAGCAAACCAAGCAGCCTCATATCTCAGCCAACCGTCAAAACCCAACACCGTTAGTAGATAGCACACAAGCATCTATCGACGCGCAGTTTGGTCTGTAAGGAGCATTCAACATGGCTAAAACTGATGTGCCAATTGTCACTGAATTAAAAGATGCAGAACTGATTCATGTTCCCTTAAAAGCCAATGCTGTCGTGCTGCACGGCACCTTCGCTTTGATTGATGCAACAGGTCACGGGATTGCATCCAGCACTGCTGTAGCAGGCACCCAGAAATGTTTAGGCGTATGGGATGCCTCATATGACAACACCGGTGGTGCCGATGCAGATCGTCTGGGTCTGGTGCGTCGCAAAGAAGCATTCTTGTTTAAGAATCTTGAAACGGATGCCGTAGCACAGGCTGATTTAGGGGCAACTGTCTATGTGGCAGATAACCAGACCATTGCAAAAACACATAATACCAATGCTCGTCCAATCGCAGGCACGTTCCTGGGATTTGATACGCAGTATACAGATCACGTTTGGGTGGAGATCGCATAATGATTTTTAATGAAACAAATGCACAGCAAGTGCTCACAGCAATGGCAACCAGTATTAAAAAAGTATTTGATGCGGCCTTTGAAGCTGCTGAAAGTAACTGGAATCTGGTGGCCATGGAAGTACCAAGTAATGGTGCATCCAATACATATGCTTGGATTGAAAAGTTTCCGCGCCTGCGTAAATGGATTGGTGATAAGACGGTCAAACAGTTAAAAGGTCACGCTTACACCATTACCAACGATGACTTTGAAGCCACCGTTGAAATTGACCGTAACGATATTGAAGATGACAACCTGGGGATTTATAAGCCACAAGCTGAAATGGCGGGTGAGTCGTCAAAACAATGGGCAGATGACCTGGTATTTACCACGTTGACCAAAGGTTTCTCTGAAACCTGTTATGACGGTAAAACCTTCTATGCCACCAACCATGCTGTAGGTGAAGGTAAAGGTCAGAAATCTGTTTCTAACCGTTTGTCAGCTCCTTTAAGTGTTGAATCAGCAGCATTGGCCAAAGCGGGTTATGGCGCAGCACGGACTATGCTGAAAAGTTTCCGTGATGAAGAAGGCCGACCACTTAATTTAAAAGGCACTTTACTAGTTGTACCACCTGCCCTTGAAGACATTGCTAACGCGCTGATGACTGTTGATCGTCTGGAAGATGGCACACCAAACCCATACAAAGGCACAGCGAAAGTGCTGGTATGCGGCTGGTTAGATACAGATACCGAATGGCATCTGCTTGATACCAGTAAAGCGGTGAAGCCAATTATCTTCCAGCCACGTAAAAAGCCTGTGTTTGTGAAACAAACCGATACTTCAAGTGATGCAGTCTTTATGCGCAAGAAGTTTAAGTTTGGTGCAGAAGCACGTGGTGCAGCCGGCTTTGGTTTGTGGCAGATGGCGGTTGGCTCAACTGGTGCATAAGGAGTAAGGGACTATGTTTGCAACACTCGATGCAATGCGTAACAAGTTCGGTGAACGTGAGCTGATTGAACTCACGGACATTGAAAAGCCTTATACCGATGCGATTAATGAAACGCGTTTAAATGCGGCAATGCAGCAGGCAAACAGCGAGATTGAAGGTTATATCGGGGCACGTTATGCATTGCCGTTGCAAACAGTTCCCCCTTTCCTGCAGTCAATAGCGTGCGATATGGCACGCTATCACGCCAGTACCGGTGCAATGTCTGAAAATGATCCGATCAAAACTCGTTATGATGCTGCCCTTAAAACCCTGAAAGAAATTTCTAAAGGAACGATCCAGATCGGTGGTAACCCGACGGGTGAAGCCTTCCCTGTTCAATCTTCAAATAATGCGATTGTGATGACAAATCAGCGCAAAGACTTTGGAGGTCGTAACTGGTGATCAGTTTTGGTGATATTGAACAGGCAATTAAGGATCTATGCGACCAGCAGAAGAAATCCGGCAAATGGCCTTGGCTTGCAACAGTGCAAAGTTATGGTGGAGAGTTCGATGAAGATCTGCTGAATATCGTAAAACGGTTTCCTGCAATCTGGGTCACCACGACGGGTGATGCTGCACCGAAAAAGCTTAGTCATAACAAATATGAATACTTTGTCAAAGTCGTCATTATGGTCGGTGCATCTTCTATGCGAAATGAAGAAGCCCGTCGTCATGGTGCCGGTTCAGACATCGGCAGTTATGACATGCTGAAAGAAGTCTGGAAACTTTTTATTGGCAATTCTTTAAAGCAGGAAATCCAGGGTTTAAACCCGTTAGAGCCAGGTAAAACCAAAACCATTTTTAATACCCAGGTGCGCAGTCAGTCGATTAGCGTACTTGCGCAAGAGTTCACGACAAGCTTCATCATTAAGGCATCGGATCGGGACCGTGAAGAGCAGGATGAGGATGTGGGCGAAATCAGAAAAATTCATACTGACTATTACTATCAGCCATCAGATAAAACAGCAGAAGATGTGGCTGATGCAAGTGATGTCATTCATTTGAAGGAATAAAATATGCCTCCTATTCAAGATGGTATTCTCACCCCTGGTGTGTATACAGGTGTCAACATTAACACACAACGTTTCGGCTTACCCGCCAATGAGCATAAGGTCCTGTTTATTACCCCTGATGTGCAAATGTCTCCTCCACAAGTTCAAATGCCAATAAACATCTATGACTCTAAATCTGCTGATCTGTTATTTGGCGAAAACTCTGTCGCTGGGCGTATGGTTGCTGCAGCGATTAAAACTAATCGTTTTGTGGATGTGCAATGCCTGGGAAAGATGGAGGCTCAAATAATCCCCCCTCCAGTGGTGTAGGTTCAGATACTGAATCAGAAGAGAATATCGTTTCAAATGCTGAACGAGTTCAATGTTCTGGAGCAAGCAATACTGTTGAATACTTAGTGGCAATTAGAGAGGGAGTTTCTGTCATAGATATTCAGCTACCGATTCTTTTATTAGATGGTATCGATATCTCAAATGATGAATTAGCACCACCTTCACTTGGAGCTGAGCCATTAATAGAACCTCCATCTATTGAATTGCCATCAGGTTTTTATTGGTCGGATCTAGGAGTTGTTATCCAGAATAAAGATAGTGCAAACAATCATAAACTTGAGGTAATTTCATTAGATGAAAATGTAAAAGTTTTTTTTGCCAATAATCCTACGATCTTAAATATTAAAGAAAACCATATCGGTGTTTGTTTAAGCAGATCAATAGATTTAAAAGCTCCTTTAGTCCTAGAAGTCTTTCACACTCAAAATGCCAAACTCACACTCAACTCTGCGATGAGTGGGCGAGTCTTAATTGACTGGGGGGATGGTAAGCCTGTTGATGTAACGATAGATTCTTCAGGTGTCCCTTATTTGAACTTCTACTCTACAGATATGAGTTCTAGCCCTATTGTTAAAGCTTCAGATTCTAATTGGACTACGATAAAAATTTATGGTGATTTTTTAGGAGTAAATGATTCAGCACATCAATTTATCATTTGCGGAAGTGCTTTAAGAAGAGTGATTGATTGGGGTGAAGGTATGGATCAGATTAAGCATATACCATTTGCGCGGACACTTGGGTTCACAAGTGGCTCACTAATATCTGTGCCTAATTATCTACCACCGAACATTTCATCATTTGAATTAATGTTCTCCGAATGTGTGAATTTGAATTGTGATTTACATGAGTGGGACGTGTCTAGTGCAAATAATTTCAGAGGGATGTTTAGTAATTGTCATAAATTTAATGGAAATATCCGGCCTTGGAACCTGAAGAACGTTTCAGCTATGAACTTGGGAAGCATGTTTGATTATTGTTATGAGTTTGATCAAGATTTGAGCCATTGGGATTTATCAAACGTCACAGAGCCCAGCCTTTTCGCCTATAACACCCCAAAATTTGACAAGTCAAAATATCCAGTATTTAGGCCAGAACCCGACCAACCAATATATACATAATAGAGAGTATTTTAATGTCTATTCAAGAAACAATCGCCCCACTTGGGCATACGATTATCGCTTTATCTGAGCCCCCTGCGACAGGTGCAGAAACTATGGCATGGATACAGCATTTAGAGTCAGTCAGTGATGCAATCAATCAAAAGCCTGCTATTTTGGTGATTCCTTTCTCTGATATAGAGCAGGCAGAAGAATTTGCAGCGCAGTCGTCTGTGGAAACCTCCTATCGCGTGGTATGCGTTTGCTACCATGGCGCCATAGGGCAAGAGCCGGAAATTGCCGGTGCGGTCGCTGCCATTCTTGCGGATTCTAACGATCCTGCGTTGCCATTTAACGGGGTGAAGCTGCAAGGTGTGGAAGCTGTAGATACTCAGTATAAACTGACTTTTGAGCGTCAGGAACGAGCCATGAAAGCTGGTGTGTGTATTATCACCACAGGTCATGATGGTAAACCAGAAATCCTGCGAGCCTTGTCAACATATCGTAAGAACCCGACCACAGGTTTAACAGATGACCTGATGCTGGATATTAATGGTGCATTGACTATTGATTACTTCCGCAAGGTGATCCGTAATGCCCTGGCGCGTGAGCCACGGCGCAAGAATACAGCAGCCAATCGTCGTAACGTGCGTTCTATTATTCTGGCTGAAGCAATCAAGCTGGATGATGCTGAGATCCTGCAGAACGTTAAAGAACGTAAGGATGAGCTGACCGTCACTGAAGATGCCACAGATCGCTATCGGGTCAATGCAAAAATTCCGGCGGACTGGGTGCGTGGTATGCATGTTGTAGCTGCCACATTAGACGTCTACTAATCATTACTGCTATTGATCTTTAAAAACCACCTGTGAAGGTGGTTTTTTATGGAAGTCATTCCACCTCTTATTATTAAAAAACACATAAACAATGAGCTATCTTTTACTGATAAATAGGCAAAAAAATGGCCGAAGAAGTTGTAGGTACGATCGTACTGATTGTCGATGGTACTGAATATGATTGTGTGAGCTTTAATGCTCAGGAAACTACAGGCATTCGCCCTGTGCCGACCATGAACCGCAAGATGCGTGCCAAATATGTTGCCAAGGGCATTAAAGGCTTTACCCTCAGCATTGAAACCGTCATTCCATTAGCAGGTTCAATTGACTGGTCTACTGTTGAAGATTCCCGCTTAACCATGGAATCTGAAGATGGCAGCTTCCGTGAAACCTATCTGGACTGTTTTCCGCAGGACATCAGCACCAGTACCAATGTAGACGGAAATGCAGGCCGTTCAATTTCTCTATTTGCTTTAGACAAAATTGTTGAGTAATGGCTATGCAACGTACACAGATTGAAGGCACCTTGCCGATCGCAATAAACCTGGTAGTCCAACAGACACCGGTCAAGCTGAAGAAAGTCATCATGACTCAGATGACTGCGCTTGAAAGTATCGAAGCAGTTCAACCAGGTGAATATATCGCTATTTCTGAACTGGCCTATATGACCAAGCTGGTGGATGATGAAGGTAATCAGCACCAGATGAAATACATCGACCTTGGTCATTCATCACGTAAAAATCTGGCCTATTTGCAAGACTTGCGTGACAAGCTGGATGCAAAGGAGGAAGCCGAGAACTCAGAGACCGAGCAAGCCTCATCCGAGCATTAATGGCGATCGGGGTGCCATATCGGGATGCACTAGACATGCAGCTGGATATGGCACTTGCTTTGCTGAGTCCGAATGATGAGCGGCCAAAAAATACTCGTCAGGCTTCAACCGATCCTGCACCGCAGCCCGCAAGAACTCCAGTAAAACGCCCAGGTAAAACCTTCATTGCATCACGTTTCAAAAATGCCCAGAAGAGTAAGACATGAGTAAAAATGCAGTCGTTAGTCTAACGTTACAAATCAAAGGCAATGCTGATCAAAAGATCAAGCAGATGGCTGATGCCCAGGTTAAAGCTGTTAAACAGGTCAATACTGAAGCGCAGAAGCTGAAACCTATCCAGGAAGGTCAGGTACAGACTGCCAAAAAGATTCTGACCGAACTGCAAAAACAGGGTGCGACACTCGCCCAGCAGACTAAAGAGGCCAAAGCAACTGAGCTAGCACGGAAGCTTGGTCTGCGAACTGAGCAACAGATTCGTAGCGAGATCAAGCAGACACAAGCGACCTATCAGCAGCTGGGTATTTTGCAACGCCAGGGCGTGGTGACTGCAAAGGATATGGAGCGCTCTTATGCTGCAATGAAAGCTCGGGTTGCTCAACTGAATAGTGAACTAGGTAAGACACTACAAAAAGAAAAACAGATTCAGCAAACACAACGCCAGGGCTTTGGACAACGTTTCCAGGGTGCCGTAGCTGCTACTGGTGCGGTAGCCGCTGGTGGGATGGTACTATCCACTACAATGCAAAAGCCGCGTGATTATCAACAGCAAATGACTTACATCATGGCTACAGCTACCGGTGGTCAAGGCCTAAGTACAGCTCAACGTATTCAACAAGGTAATAGCCTGCATCAGTATGTCAAAGATGCTGTGCGCACCGGTGGCGGAACTCGTGAAGATGCAGCTGCAGCACTGAACGAATTAATTGCTTCTGGTGCTTATGATGTAAGTAACGTCGCACCTGCCCTCACGACCTCAACTCGAACTGCATTTGCTGCTGGTGCTGATGCAATTGATGCAGCCAAAATGACCATTGCAATGCAGAACTTTGGTGTCCGGGATATTTCACTTGGACAGGATCGGGCGATGCGTGCAGGTCAGGTTGGTTCATTTGAATATCGTGACATGGCAAAATTCTTGCCTGAACAAATGGCCATGGCTCGGGCTGCCGGTTATAGCAGTGACGATGGCCTGGTCAAACTGTTAGCCCTTAACCAGATGGCAAAGACCACAGCAGCAGATAGTGCTACGGCTGGTAATAACGTCATCAACCTGTTGCAAAAACTCTCAAGCCGGGAATTCAGCGATTCGATTGCCAAGGCAGTGACTGACACCAGCGGTCTGGTCACAAAGCCGGTGGTTAATAAAAAAGGCAAAGTGGTTGGTCAGGAATTTGACTGGTCCACCTATGCAATTCAGCAGCGTGAGCAAGGCATTTATGGTGTAGAAGCCTTTGTTAAGCTTCTTGAGCGACAGTTAGCAGGTAATAAACAATATTCCATGCTACAGGCACGGGCCAGATCTGCAGGTACTGATGCAGAACGAAAGGCATTGCTTGATGATATGAGCAACATTGCCATGGGTTCCGAAATGGGCCAGATTATTGCTGATAGACAGGCTCTGATGGCAGCCATGGCGGCTGTTTATAATAAAGGGACAGCGGCACAACTTGAATCTGAAATTTCCGGTGCACGCGGTACTGTCGATGCTGACCTTGAAATGATCAAAACTCAGGAATGGGCCAAAGACCAGGCATTAAACCAAGAAAAACTATTTGCTCAGTCAAAAATGTATGATGCAGTATCAGGCTCACTGGGTGACTTGAAAGACAAAGTAACTACTGCAGCGCAGGGCAATGAAGCATTGGCGGCTAGTGCTTATGCTGCTGCCACCGCCCTCACTGCAGTTGCCGCTGCGGGTGCAGTTGGTGCCGTGCTTGGTGGTGGTAAGGCTGGCAAAGTAGCAGGTGCAGCTGGTGGTATTGCTAAGCGTGCTGGTGGTGCGGCCCTAAGCGCAGCAGGTCCAGCCAGTGCTGTGGCAGCAGCTGGCATAGCTGGCTATGGTGCAGGCACCTTAATCAGTAAAAATTTTGTTGAAGGTACAGCAGCTGGTGACAAGATCGGTGAGATGATCGCTAAAACCTTGGCTGTATTTGGTAATGAAGAAGCCAAGGCAGCAGTAGAAGCCCAGCGTGCCTATGATGCGATGCTGGCTGAACAAGCACGAAATAATCAGCTCTCTGCTGAACTCAGCAGCAAGATCGGTACGTTAATTGATGTCACACGTCAAAACAAACCGATTCCATTTACTATGCCAGGTGGTGGTTCCTTAGCTGAATCCTTTGGTCGTGCTCCAGCATCCACTCAGGAAAACCGTTTCGGTGCTCCTAAACCATTTATGTTGCAACATACAGGTAGATAAAAATGACTACTCGAAAAATTAAAAGCCTTCTTAAAAAGAAAAATATTCCTTTCATTAAAATTGAATGGATTCGTCCTGATGCCCATTGTGCAAGTGAATGGTTTATAGAATTTACTGAAGGTACTAAGCTAGATCTGATTGAAGCGTCTAAAAAAGATAGTCAAGGTGAGCTGACGATAGAGCATTTCTCATACCCAGGTGGTGATGCTGAGATGGTCATGGAATTTATTGATGAATTACCAAGTCTAGCCTAGTTAAAAAGGAATCACTTCCACCTCCATATTGCCAAATCTAACACCATCATAACCTCACACAAGTGAGGTTTTTTTATGGGCTGGCAAGATGAATTACATGATGCATCATTCCGTGGCGTAGCATTTGACTGTACGTCAGTCAATGCTTCTCAGGCCAAAACTGTTGCTGTGCATCAGGCACCCTATTCCAATGCAGCTACAGTTGAGGACATGGGTAATGATGCACGTCGATTGTCGATTAATGCAATGTATACCGGGGAGGATTATCTGACCTGGCGTAATGCTTTGGAAGCCGTATTACTTCAGACCGGCTCGGGTGAGTTGATTCATCCAACCTATGGAATTCAGCAAGTCCAGGTCGTGGACTATACCGTGAATGAAGATGCCGAAAATCCGGATTATTGTTCGTTCAGTATTAACTTTTTAGTGACCAGAACTGAAAAGCGTGAACTTTTTATTCCAGTTAAAGTCTCAGCAGAAATCCTGCCTGTTGAGGTGATTGCAGAACCGGCCTCTAAGTTTTCCCAAGCGTTAGATAAGCTGAAAACACTTCAGCCAGAACAGTACTTAACTGTAATTAAAAACGTTAGAGAAGGTCTGCAAAGCGTTAGAAATGGCCTTAATTTAACCAAAAAACTTGTAGAGGATGTACTGAGTCCTGAAAGCTGGGCTACGGGCCTAGTCGATGACATCAGCCGCCTGGTCAATTTTGATTATTCCGTTTCAGCAGTGGCTCAATGGCGTGATGTGCTTAAACGTGTTGAACGGTTTGGCAATGTATTTAATACCCCAGATAGCCCCAAAGAATTACAACAGCTGTGGCGTGCAACGCAGGTTGCAGCTGTCGTCGGCATTACCCAAGAAGTTATTAAAACTTCTCGTAAAGAGATGTTGGAGCAGCAGAGCCGACCAAATCCGAACCGAAGCGAAATACAAAATGTCGTCAGCATGACGCCATTAGACCTTGCTAAAGTCCGCACTAAAACACGTGAACACATCCAGGCTGCAATTGATGCAGAACGTATGTACGGCAGTTTAGATAACTCGGCTGTAAGCTTTATTCAGAACTATAAATACATTGCGGACCAGATCCATCTGCAGATCCAGGAACTAATCGAGATCCGTCCACCTATTACGACCATGATTGTACCCGTACCCTGCACTTTTCATTGGTTGGCTCATCATCTGTATGGTGACATGACTCGCGCCGCCGAGATCCGTCGATTAAACCAGGATATTGAAAACCCTGCCCTGCTTTTAAAAGGAATGGAGGTAACAGTCTATGCAAGATAAGCCAGTCCGTTTAATCGTTGCAGGTTATGAAATTAATTCTTGGGATATGGCCAGTATTGATAGTGCAATTGATACACCAGCAGACAGCTGGTCTTTTGCTTTATTTGATGAAGAAGATCATGTCCTGCCGAAAGAAGTCCGTAAAAATGCCCCTGTGCAGTTTTACTATGGCAATGAGCTGATTTTGACTTCAGTGGTCGATAAAGTTTCTGAAAAGGTCGACCGTTCAGGCTATGCCCTGGCCATCTCTGGCCGTGATCTAGCAGGCCAGCTGATTGACTGTTCTGTGCCTGTTTTTAATGGCCGTCAAATGACTTTGGATGAATTAGTAAATAAGTTTGTTTTAGGTGGTGACCTAAAGAGCTTGTTTAAGGGTGTCAATATTCAGGATAAGGCATGGCTAAAAAATAAAGTTTCTGTTGAGCCTGGTGAAAGTATCTGGGATGCATTGGTTAAAGCCGCAGCTGTAACAGGACAGCATATTTGGCACGAACCAGACGGCAGCCTGACAATTGGTGATCCGTTTAAAGATACTTATCAGGTCTCGACGCCATTACGCCTGTTTAAGTATGACGATGACAATAATGTGCTGAATGCCGATTATGTTGAAGATGGTTCTAACGAATATTCAGACTTCAAAATTTTGGGGCAAGATGGAGATGCCCAGAATATTTCCAGTACTTCAGAGTCAGGCACAGATAGTCATCGTCGCCTAAAAATCATCACCATGGCTGACGTTGAGACCAAAGCTGAAGCAGACACAGCCATCAACAAAATTAAAAAAGACAGCGACCTGCAAACATACGCTATGCAGGCCACTGTTGCAGGTTGGACCATTGATAACATGACCTGGGCAGCCGGCTTTCACTTGAACTTTGAAACCAACCGCTTGAACCGTGCAACAGCCAAATGGGCCGTGACTGGTCGCACTCTAACGCTGAGCCGTAAAGACGGAAAACTGACTCAATTACGTCTAAACCGCCATGGCGACTGGGCGCAACCACTTGTACATAAGGAGAAAAACAAGTGATTGGTGCAATTCAGAAGCAGGTAAACAAAGGACTAGGACAAATACGCCAGGCATTTATGGGGCTTGTTTCTCGTGGTGGATCTTCATCCATTCAGCTTAAAGGTTTTGAAGGTGAAGTTTTAGAGGATGTAGAGGTTATTCAGCAGGTCGGCTTCTCATCATGGCTTCCCGTAAATGTAAAAGTGGTGCTCATTCCCCAGCAGGGAAAAACATCCAGAGCTGTTGTCGTGGCGACCCGTGGTGGTGACATTGTGATTCATGTCGATGAAGGTGAAACCTGTATTTATGACCAGTTCGGTCACAGCGTTTGGCTTAAAGCAGATGGTACGCATGTTGAGGGTGATTTATTTGTAAATGGCCAAATCCGGGCTACTGATGACATTACCTCTGCAACTGAAGTTCGGGATAAGAAAAGCACAATGCAGTCTATGCGCGATGCATATAACAATCACCGGCATGGCAACTCAGCTGGCCCAAACAAGTCAATGTGAGGTTTAGAGAATGGCAGAAATAGATTTTCAGAATAAAGACTATGTGCTTCCGAGTCTGAATAGCGCATTTACGCAAGACGATATTCAGAGCGTATTGATTTGTCTGTATCAGCATCGAGGTCAGCATTTTGCGACTCCAGATCAGGGGAGTTATCTGTATAAATTGCGGCGCTCCAAAGATGTAGAGCGTAATAAGGTATTGGCCCGACAGTATGCACAACAAGCGTTAGAACATATGGTGCCAAACCGTTTCCGTGACATTCAGGTTATGGTTGAACGTAAAGAGCAAAGCCGCATTGACTTAACCATAACGCTAACCAAGTTATCTGGGCAGACGCAGATTATTCATTATTTCGTTCCGGTAGGTGGCTAAATGTTCCCAATTCCTAATTATCATCAAATCCACCAGGTCATTGTTCAAGAAATCCGGAATAGCACCGGGCTTTCTGTTACTCGTGACTCAGATGCATCTATTCGTGCGGATGGTACGGCTGCGGTGGTCGAAGGCTTGTATCAGCATCAGAACTATATTCAACGTCAACTTTTTGCCCATACTGCAGATGAGCCATATTTATATATTCATGCAGAAGAAGTTGACGTAATGCGCGCTCCAAGTGGGCGTGCATCAGGCACAGTTGAAGCAATTTCTAATACAGAACTGAGCCTGGATATTGGCCAGAAAATTACAGATGGTAAAGGTCATTTCTATCATGTCACCACGGCTATTTTAGTGCCTGCCAATCAAAGTATTGAAGTCAGTGTTGAAGCCGATCAGATGGGCGCTTCCTGGAACTTTAATGGCGCTGAAATGTGGTGGGTCAGCCCGCCAGCCGGACTAAAAGGAACCGCCCGCGTTATTGCCATTGGCGGCGGGACCGATGAAGAAGATCTGGAAGTTTGGCGGGAACGGATTCTAACGCGTAAACGGCTGGGGACTCATCGTGATCGTGCTTCAGATCTGGAAACAGATCTTAAAGAAGTACCGGGGGTGAAGCATGTTTATATTTACCCGAAGCGTCGCGGCCTTGGTTCAATGGATGTCACCATTACAGCCACAGGTAATCCACCTACCCTGCCAAGCTTCGAATTAATGGCAGCAGCTCAAGCAGTGCTAGATCGTACAGCCGGTTTTGGGGCCGATTGCCGGGTATATTCCCCTACCATCCAGAATGTCAATGTCAGTGCAATTGTGACAGGCAGCGGTGTAGATCTTGAAGTAGTCCGGCAGGTTATTCGAGATTATTTTGCTGATTTGGGGCCTGCACAGCAGTATCAAGAGGCCGTACTAAATGCCCGAATCATGAATGTTGCGAATGTCAGTGATGTAACGCTTAGCCCTTCAGAAAATATTGTGCCTGATGTGACCTGGATGCATACCTACTGGCTTCGACTAAATAATCTTGATGTGAGGGCTGCAGTATGAGTTTAGAACAAGCTACAGCCTTATATGCAGCAGTATTACGCCAATTGTTGCCCCAAGGGGTGTATGACACTGCAGATTCAACCCATGTCTCAGATGATGTCTATGCTCATGCCAAGGCTCTCGCCCAGACTGATCTGGATGCACATCGTCTGCTGGGCGTTTTGGAAGCAATTCCAGTCGATCTGCTGGGAGACTACGAACGAGAATATGGCTTACCGATGAAGTGTACCGTACCAGGTGCATTGACCATTGAAGAGCGTATGAATGTACTGAAATGGGTGCGTACCAGTCGTAATGTGATGAACCGTGAATACCTGGAACAACTACTCTCTGTTTTTGGTGTAACGCTGGTGGACCTGCTTAAGTACCGACCGATTCAATGCACGGCCAGCTGTACAGCAGCAGTTGATACCGAACGTTCCCGATTTAAAGTTTTATTAAGGCTGCAATACCCGATGACTGCTGATATGAGCTGTATTATCGAAAACTATTTACCTGCTTATTTGCGGGTGGAATGGGCTGTTGATATGCCATGAAACTGTCTGAACTCATCTCTCAATTTGAAAACAAAAAATTCTAAGGCTATAACTATGCATCGTATAGACTCAACTAACGCACGTCCGGACATCAACGGTCCAGGTAAAATAGGTTTTCATGATAATACAGATTTACCGGGTCAGGATGCGACATACTTGACACCTGAGTGGTTAAATGCAATTCAGGAAGAGCTTTGTAATCTGCTTGAAAAAAACGGCGATATGCTGAATCCTGAGAGTAGAGAACAGCTTTATAATTTACTGGCAACAGATGTCGATCTACTTGCTCTGGCTGAGGCAATAGAACTTCGACTTACAACACTTGCTACAAAAACAGCCTTACAACAAGTGATAGATTATGCTTCAGCAAATTTACAGCAGCATAAAGATGCTAGAAACCCCCATCCTCAATATTTATTAGCTACAACGTTTGGTGTTGATTTGCCTATGAATGCGAATGTGGCAACTACACCAATTGCAGATCAGAACCGTGTCTATGGCTGGAATGGGGAAAGTGGCGATAGTAACTTTTCCATTGGAACCGTCAGCTGGTGGAATAGGAAGTCGGGAGTATTCACATTTAAACCGTGGCGTAGTTATGGCCGTTTTTTACTATGGTTTAATTTTCAGCCGCAAGGCGATGGCTATGTCTATGTAAGAACTTACAACAAAGATGGCCTGCTTATAAAAGATGAACTTGTATTTGAAGTGCATCGTGCCGCATATCATGTATACGAAGATCCTATTAAATATGTATTCGAATTACCACAGGGCGGCTATGCTGAAATAGCCTATAACCTTTATGTTTGGAATAAACATAAAGGAGGCGGTACAGGTTCAATTTATGTAGATGACCGTGCCAAGAGCTTCTCGCCAGTCGGATATACGTCGAAGGTGGATTACTCTAACGAAGCAGGCGTAGAAGGCGTGGAACAGGAAGATGGTTATTCAATGTATCCAGCTTATGAATGGTTCTATTACAGTGATGCCTCAAAAAGCTATATTGAACTTAATAACCTATCTACATTTGAGAATCCTGTTCAAACTATTCCGCACTACCAACGTACAAACCTTAACGGTATTTCGAATACAGATTTATGGTGTATTGTTGAAGTAGGTAAGCAAACGGCTGAGTTACCGGAAAGCGATTATACTGCTGTAGATGTCCAAGTAGTTCAATCTACAGTTGATGAGAATGGGGATATTGTTTTAGGTATTCCATTTGAAATGCGTGATGTTAGCACACCAAACAATGAAACATTGGTTTATAGCGTTGCTTATTATTCATCAGAAGTAACCAAAACACTTAGCGATGCTAACTTCCCTGAAAACAGTCTAAATGGCAAGCACACTATTTATGTTCGATCATAATTCTAAGCCGTGCGGATATAGCACGGCTTTTCTTTTGATTGGTGCAGAATAACTGCAAATAATTCAGTGCAAAATGAAAAACAAATTAGTGCAAAAAAAGCCGAAAACTTACA